TGCCAATATTTCCAACAGCAGGAGGCGCAGCACCAGGAGCGCTAACTGACACTTGGACAATGACAGTAATTGGACAACCAGCAGAAAGCTTTACCTAAGAGATCGGAGCATCGGGAGCTATGAAGTCAGCAATTACAATTACATATAACTCGGGCGACCAAGCGACTTATATCGCGAAACCGCCCGAGTATGCCAAGTGGGAAAAGGAAACAGGCAAGTCCATTGGGGCAATGTCTGAACCGGGCATCTGGGATATCTTATTTCTTGCATACAATGCAATGAAACGAGAATCAGCAGGTAAGCCAGTTAAATCTTTTGATATTTGGATGGATACAGTCGCAGATATTGAGGTAGAGGGTGATAGCCCAAAAGCTACCACGACGGAAGTCTAAACAGACTTATCGTCGAGTTAGCAATAGCCACCAATATCCCAATGCAATATTGGACTGATGCAGAAGATATTTTAACAGCATTAGAAATATTAAAGGAGCGTAATGCCAACTGAGGAGCAAGTTGAAGCTTACAACAGACGCGAACTTGCAAAACTTGCAAAAGCATTTACTCTTATGGGGGATGAAGCAGTTAGCGAAGCTCGGAGAGCGTCTGCTGAAATTGCGCGTTTTGCTTTATCTGAAATTCAATCTAGTGCAAGAGGTAGAACAAAAGGGACAAAAGCAGCAGTCAGAATTGCAGACGGAGCAAAAGTTTCAGTTTCCTCAAAAACTGGAAGAATTGACTTGGGCTTTGCTAGTCAGCGTTTTTCTGGTGGAGGTAGCACACAAAAGCTGTGGACAGGTTATGAATTTGGAAGTAATCGCTATCGCCAATTTCCAAGCTGGTCAGGTAGATATGGAGCAGGTTCGCGCGGATGGTTCATTTATCCAACTTTGCGCAAGATACAGCCTGAATTGACAAAGAAATGGGAATTAGTAGCAAATTCCATTATTAAGAAATGGGCTTTATAAATGGCTAGAGATTATAGAACTCTTAAACTGGAAATCTTGGCAGAGACTAAACAATTTGTCCAAGATATTAAAAGCTCAGAAAAACAAGTAGATGGCTTTGGTGATCGAATTACCAAATTTGGCAAAGTGGCGGCAGCGGCCTTTGCAGCAGCAGCTGTTGCGGCTGGTGCTTTTGCAATTAAATTTGGCAAAGATGCCGTTCTAGCAGCAAGTGATTTGAATGAGACAATTTCAAAAACTGGTGTTTTATTTGGAAAGAATGCAAAAGAGGTTGAAGATTTTGCTAGCAAAGCTGCTACTGCTTTAGGACAATCAAAACAACAAGCTCTAGATGCTGCTGCCACATTTGCGACATTTGGCAAATCTGCTGGATTAGCTGGGAAAGACCTCGTCAAATTCTCAACCGATTTTGTGACATTAGCTGGCGATCTTGCATCATTTAATAACACAACACCAGAACAGGCAATAAATGCAATTGGTGCAGCATTGCGAGGCGAATCTGAGCCATTGCGCGCCTATGGTGTTTTGTTAAATGATGCCAGCTTACGCCAAGCTGCCTTCGAATTGGGCATTGTCAGCACAATAAATAATGCACTTACCCCACAGCAAAAAGTTTTAGCAGCACAACAACTTATTTTCGAACAAACAGGTGCAGCTCAGGGAGATTTTGCTCGTACCTCTGAAGGCTTGGCTAACAGTCAAAGAATTTTAGCAGCGCAACTTGATAACATTACTGTTCAACTTGGCACAGCTCTTTTGCCTGTAATTACGGATGTATTTGGTTTTATTGGATCAAAAGCCATACCAGCAATTCAAGCACTTGCTGAAGAAATCGGGCCGAAATTAAAGCCAATCATTGAAGGTGTCACAAAGTTTGTTAAAGAATTCTTACTGCCTGCTTTTAAAGATTGGTATGAGTTTTTATATTTAAAACTAATTCCTTTTTTAGTTACTACATTTAAACCTATTTTTGAAGGATTAAAAGACGCTTTTAATACTGTAAAAGATGCAATTGATGATAATAGGGAAGGCTTTCAGAAGTTAAAGCCAGTCATACAAGCTGTTGCAGAATTTTTAAGAGACAAAGTTGCCCCTATACTTAGCGGCGCGTTTAAAATAGCACTTCAAACATTAGGCAAAATTGTAGGCGGCCTTGTAGATGGCTTTGGTTCTTTAGCTGGGTTTATTGGCGATGCTTACAATTCATTAAACAAATTTATCAATTTAGTCAAAAACAATCCTATTGTTAAAGGTATTGGCGGCTTAATAGATAAAGCCTTTGGGGGCGGTAAAGCAACGGGCGGAGCAGTCAATTCATCACAGTCTTATTTGGTAGGTGAGCGAGGGCCAGAGCTATTTGTTCCCAATACGGGTGGGCGCATTGTCCCAAATAATTCTATGGGTAGGCAAAGTATTGTTATCAATGTCAATGCTCCTAGTGCCATAGATGAAGAAGGATTTACTAGAGCGGTAGTCCTAGCTTTAAATAATAGCAATTCTCGAACTGGCGCAGGCGCTCTGCAACTAACGGGCTTATGACAAGTTGGAATCCTACTTATCGCGTTAAGGTTGCTGGCAATACAGTTACAGGCGCAACCCTCAGCGGTCTTACAATTACCTCAGGCCGCACTGATATTTATACCCAGCCAGTTGCAGGTTATTGCAATGTGACATTGATTGAAACTGCCGAGGCACAAATACCTTATGAAATTAATGACGCAGTAACTATAGAGGTGCAAGATTCTACCGCAGCTTATGTCAATCTTTTTGGCGGCTTTATTACCGATTTAGGCATTACAGTCCAGACTTCAGGATCAACCGCAACTAGCCAGCAAATTAGAATAGTCGCAGTAGGAGCTTTAGCCAGATTAAATAGAGCTGTTTATGTTGGCAACTTTGCTCATCAATTTGATGGGGATCGAATCGAAGAACTGCTTAGCACAGTTTTATTTAACCAATGGAATGAAGTGCCAGCAGCTTCTTATTGGAGCGGTTATAATCCAACTGTCCAGTGGCAAGATGCTGAAAATACTGGATTAGGTGAAATTGATACTCCTGGGGATTATGAGCTTCACTCAGAAAACAACTTAGATGATACAGTTTATAATTTAGCCTCTAGATTTGCTACTAGCGGACTCGGATATTTATATGAGGACAATCAAGGCCGTATTGGATACGCGGACTCAACCCATAGATCTACTTATTTAGGAACTTATGGCTATGTTGATTTGGATGGAAATCACGCCATTGGCCCAGCCCTATCAATTGTCAAGCGAGCAGGGGATGTTAGAAATTCAATAACTTTAGGCTATGGAACCTCAAGTGCAAATGTCACAGATGAGGATTTAGCCTCAATTTCTGAATATGGTCTTTTAGGCGCCACAGTTGCTACAACGCTTAGGAATGTAGGGGACGCAACTAGCCAAGCAGCCTTTTATTTACTCATCCGAGCTTATCCTCAATATGCCCTTAAACAAATAACCTTCCCGATTGCTAGTAATGAAATTGACTCCTTAGATCGAGATAACTTGCTGGGGGTATTTATGGGCCAGCCTTTAAATATCATTAACCTGCCAGCCAATATGGTAGGTGGGGAGTTCCAAGGATTTGTAGAGGGTTGGACTTGGACAGCGAGCTTAAATCAGCTTAACTTGACTCTAAATGTTTCGCCTATTGCTTTTAGCTTGCAAGCCTTCCGATGGAACTCAGTCCCAGCGGTGGAAACTTGGAATACAATCAGCCCAACTTTGGACTGGCTCAACGCTACAATAGTGGCCTAAGGAGAATAAATGCCAACAACGACAAACTTCGGATGGACAACCCCAGCCGACACAGACCTAGTTAAAGATGGCGCAGCTGCCATTCGCACTTTGGGTAGCTCAATTGATACTTCATTAGTTGATCTTAAAGGTGGCACTACTGGCCAGATTTTAAGCAAAGCTTCTAATACCGATTTAGATTATACTTGGATTACTAATGATGTAGGCGATATAACCGCGGTAACTGTCACTTCACCTATTACTGGTGGTGGTTCAAGTGGATTAGTCGGTATTGCTTTTGACTACGCCGCTGGCTCAAAAGTAACTCTTAATGCACAAACTGCAACTTATACAGTCGTTTTGACAGATGCAGATCAAAAACTTGTTACGATGTCCGTTGCTGGTGCCAATGACTTTTCAATTCCAACGAATGCTAATGTTGCTTTCCCAATCGGAACGATAATAAATGTTATACAAATTGGGGCTGGCCAAACAACTATTAAAGCTGTAACTTCTGGTACTACCACCATTTCTTCAACTGGAGCAACTGCTACAGCTCCTAAATTAAGAGCTCAATTCTCGGCAGCTTCTTGCATTAAAGTTGCTACTGATACTTGGTATGTTGTTGGAGATATCAGCTAGTGAGAATTTTAGGAATTATTGCTTCAGGTATGAAAGCTCGAGCTAACGCTCTAGCGGTCGCACATAACAATAGTCCCTATATTTCAGTTTATCCTTGGTCAACTTTAGGTTTTGGAACTAAATATTCTGATCCAGCAACACTTCCTACTGGTAATGGCCAAGGCGTTGATTTTACTTCTACAGGAAAAGATATTGCAGTTAGCCATAATACTTCGCCTTGGATTTCTATCTATCCTTGGAACTTAGGCTTCGGCACAAAATATTCTAATCCAGCGACGACTCCGACAGGAATTGGCAATGGCGTAAGTTTTAGAAAAGATGATTCAGTTGTTGCCATCGGTCACGAAGTTTCGCCTTATGTGACCGCTTATCCTTGGTCGGGTTCAGGCTTTGGAACTAAATATTCTAACCCTGCTACTTTGCCAGCAAATAATTCTTATGGAATTTCTTTTTCAAGTAGCGGCGATTTAGCAGTCGCTCACGACAGCTCGCCTTATATAACTGCTTATTCTTGGTCAAGTGGTTTTGGCAGTAAATATTCAAATCCTGCTACTTTGCCACCAAATATTGCAATTGCAACCGCTTTTAGTCCAAATGGAACTTATCTTGGAGTTGCTCACGGGAGCAGTCCTTATGCAACGATTTATCCTTGGTCAAGCGGCTTTGGAACTAAATATGCAAATCCAGCCACTTTAGTTACTGGAACTGGTCGAGGAATTGATTTTAACAAAGATAATGCTCAAGTTGCCATAGCTCATTCAGACGCACCAAGAATAACCGCTTATCCTTGGTCAGGTTCAGGCTTTGGAACTAAATACAGCGACCCAGCCACTTTGCCAGCTGGTCTAGGTTTTTCAGTTGCATTTAGTTATGCAGGAACAGAAATGGCAGTTGGATGTTCAAGTAGTCCTTTTATCGTTACTTATCCTTGGTCATCTTCTGGCTTCGGCACAAAATATTCTGACCCTGCTACTCTCCCTGCCAGTTTTGGCAATGGAGTAAGATTCACATAAACGAAAGGAACGAAATGGAAGAAGTAACTCCAATAACAGCTCTTGAGGCGCGCCGCGCCGAGGTTGCTCAGTATGAGAAAAATATTGAATTGTTTGAGACAATTTTGGCATCTCTGCCAAATGAATATCCTGCAAATCTTATCCGCTTTAAAGGTGTAAAAAATCAGCACGAAGCCATTGGCGAAGTTGAGGATTTAGCTGATGTTGAATTGATTAGTAAGCTTTGGTATGCCGATGAATGTCACAAAGCTATTAGATCTGAAACTGTAGAGCTAACAAAATCTAAAGCAATTTTGGCTGTTTTAGAAGCTCAAGCTAAATAGTCTTAATGCCAAAGTTGTGCAAAGCTGGGCAACAATTACGCGAGCAATTTGATGATTCCTACCCAGAAAGAAACCGCGTATCGGATGGATGGGTCGGCGATGCTAGACACATTGGCCGTAAATCAGATCATTCTCCAGATGTCGATGGCTGGGTATTCGCTATCGATGTTACAGCTGATCTCAATGCCCACAAAGAGGAAATGCACAATATTACAGATGAAATTCGTAAGCTCGCAAAACGCGGAGACCGCCGTATTAAATACATTATTTATGATGGCCGCATTTGTAGCAGCATCCTTAATTGGAAGTGGAGAAAATACAGCGGCCCAAATCCACACCGCTCCCACGCGCATTTCTCCTTTACAACGCTTGGCAAAAATGATTCAAGGTTTTTTGAAATCCCACTACTAGGAGGAACTGAAAATGTTAAACGATCTAAAACTGGCCGCTGGAAGTTGGGTAAAGACATTCCTAGCAGCAGCCCTAGCGACTTATCTAGCAGTGGGTTGGGATGTCGATGCAATTGCCAATGCCGCTCTAGCATCAGTCTTGCCTAGCATTATCAACTGGCTCAATCCTAATTATGACCGATATGGGCATATTGAATAATGCCAGCCGCTGAATTGGCCACCTTAGTAGCTTCAGTCTTAGGCTCTATTGCCTTACTTATCGCTGGACTTCGCTACATAATTAAATTGGAGAATATTCCTATAGTGTCGCGCCTTGATAAAATGGAGTCTCAGCTAGAATTGGCCCTAGCGAAAGGGGTCAGAAATGGCAACGCGAAAGCGCGTAAATAAAAAAGTAGCAAAGCGTAAGCGCACTACTAAAGAGACACCTTTAACAAAGATTGATTTTTGGGCTATCGCCGCCAATGAAGTTTATAAGGCTTGTCGCAGAGCTGGGATGGATGAAGGCTCTTCTCTAGCTTTCGCTATGGATCGTAGCTCTTATCCTGATTGGATAATTGATACAAAAGACCCTATCAAGAATCCTCTAGATGACTTTGATGAGGATGACGACTAATTTACTTCCGCGAGGTTGAGCTATTCGAGGCTCTCAAGTCGCTTTACCCAGACTTGACG